TTCATTACTTTACAACCTGCTCTAATACCACGTACTTCTGAGATCTTATTACCAGCTTCATCTTCTTTTAGTTTCATCTTTTTCATTGCAACAACAATACTTGATGCATAGATAAAGCCTTGTCCGCCACTGATCTTGTCATCTGGGTCAAACATATCTTGTGATGCGTATGTATGGTTAGTACATACTAGACCTACGTTGTAACTACCAATCATGTTAACAGTATTACGTACAAGTGAAGTTAGTGCTTTAGGCTTACGACCCATATCACCTTTCATATCACCTTTGTTAAACTGATCAACATCTGTTGGTGTTAGTAACATACCTAGTGAGTCAACTACAAATAATACCTTAGGACGATCTTCTTCGTCCATTGCTTTATAGTCTGCCATAAATGTACTAATAGTTTTAGCAACATCATCAATCATTGACATATTAAGTTTGAGAAGTTTATCTTCACCTGTGTCAACGTCTAGTGCTTGTAGCCAACTTTCATCAAGTGCATTCTCCGAGTCAATTAGAACTACAAAGATACCTTGATCTTGTGCGTGTTTTACAATGTTGCCTGCACAGAAATAACTTTTACCTGCGCCGGATTCACCTGCAAACACTGTTACCTTACCTAGTGGAACACCTCTGTGAAAGTCTCCGCTAATAAGATAGTTAAGTGCATATGATCCTGTTGAGATCCAATCTGTTGGATCGTTAAAGCCGGAACTCATGCCTGAGATGCTTTTTGTTAAGTCCTTACGGAACTTACTTACGTCAAATGATTTAGCCATAATTACTCCTTGTTAAAGCTATACTCCTAGTACCGTTTAGAACGTTGACAGCCAATGGCAATGAATCTCTGTTCTGGTTTAAGTACTAGGAGCACTTATTTTATTCTTTAGTTAGATTGTCTTGATCGAATCATTGAAAGAATATCTTGTGCATCACCTGACGGTGCTGCCGCTGTTGCTTCAGCAACTGGTGCTGTTGGAGTTGGTGCTACAGGAGCCGCAGGAGCCGCATCTACTACAGGAGTAGTTGGAGCATCAGCAGTTCTTGAAGTTGCTGTGCCGTTAACACTTGCAACATTTGGATCACCAGTCCTTGCTTGCATTCCTGCAGGACGGAAGTATTGACTCCAACGTTCTGCATCGTATGGTTGGTTGTCAACAGATGCTTCAAACATCTCTTGCATTACCTTAACTGCAATTTCATCAGGTTTCTTTGGAAGGAAATCTGACAAGTTATACAATCCGTGTGTATTAATTGCATTCATTTCAGCATCGGCTAACGGACGCTCTCTACGAGCCCAGTTAGATGTTGAATAGTCTGCATATCCACCTTTACTAGTTTTATTAAGACGGAAGTCTACACCACCTGTATAATCTGTTGGCAATTCTTCCATGTCAGGATCCATAAGAGCCTGTTTAATAATTTGAAAGATTTGCGGACCGATAATCAATCTACGAATTGGATTTTCCGGAGTAGTATCTTCGGAAAGTGGATTATCTGTAATAAATCCTTGGAATACATAAGAACGTTTCTTCCAATACTTACGACCCATATCCTCAAGACTTGCGTCTTTAAACCAACCACGCACTTCACTTAGAATGTTACATGATTCGCCATACATTTCCATACAAGGAACTTGAATCTGAACAGGCTTACTGTTAGGTTCTCCTTTGATGCCGGAAAAAGGTAGCTTAATCATAAGCCTCTCTGTCCAGAAAAATGTATTGGATTCGTCTCTGTCTGGAAGGAATCGTACAGTTGCACTTTGTCCTTCTTGCATATTCCAGAATGGAAATATTGCGTTATCGCCTCCACTTGACCTATTACCGCCAGTGTTGGCTTCTTGTTCCTTGAGCTTCGCTCGGATTTCTGCTAATGATGCCATAGTTTTTGCCTCCTATATGTTGCCTATGTGCAGGTAACAAAATGTTACCTTAGTGCCTTTTGTTTGTAGCACAGTTATTATTATAACATCGCTACAATAATTGTCAAGTCTTTTTTTTAAAAAGATTTAACAATATCAGTGGTTATCTCAAACCAGCTAATTCTCTCATTCTATCGTATTCGCCTGTATCTGGTGCTTCCATTTGCTGTGGTTGTGTACGCATGTTGTATTCTTCTACAGTTGATTGTATCTTTTCAATAAATGCTTTTGCAGGAGTAATAAACTTTTCTCCGTAATCTTTCTCGACCATAGTAAGTATTGCTGTTTCGCCTTTTGGAAATTCGCCTGTTTCTTTGTCAAAGTAACTTAAAATAAATTCGCCTAGTGGAGTCTTTTGCTCTTTTGGCTCAGTGCCATCATCTTTACTCATTGTGCCTTTTTCTTTGTCAATTTTGACATCCATAGTGTCATCTTCTTTTGTTCTATCAAAGTCTGTTGTATATAGATATTCCATTACAGGATATAGTGTGTTTACAATTTGATTGCCAAAGCGAGCATTTTTTCCTGACCCTGTCTCAGTTTCTAGTTTCTTAGCTTCTCCACGCAGTTTCATCATTGCATCAATTGCTTGTTTAGCATTTTTTTCTAGTCCACTAAATCCGCTTGTTCTTGCTTCAATAAATGAATACACATCCCATGTATCGCCTACGTATTGATTTGCTAAGTTGCCTTGATCGTCATCTTGTCCACGTTCAATCTTTTTACCTTTGCCACGTAATGCACCTAGTACTTCAATAGCGTCTTTGCTTGTGTTGATATATGCTTCTTGTACTGCTACTTCATCTTTAGTTTCAGCAAACTGACCCATCATTTCTTCAAAGCCCTGCTCTAGCTCTTCTACAGTACCTTCTGGCACACAATTATTTACACGCTTGCCGCCTTTCATTTTGGTTTTAGGACTACCAATTTTCTTGCCCTTCCAACATGCTGGGCCGCCTGCAGGTGATGATTTTTTCTCACCTAATAAATCTTCTGGACTAAGCTCTTTTGCTTTTGTATATTCGTTTACTAGTTTATAGATATATGGAAATACATCTGATAACTCTTCATTAAATTGTCTAATAGTAAGTTGATCAATCCAATTACTTGAAACATCTTCCGGAACATCTTCAAGTATTGTTGATTCAAAATTTGCAACTGCTTCTGCATATACATTCTTACGCTGTAGTGTTTCTATTGTACGCTTAACTGTATCAATACGATCATTTACTGCATCATTATATTCTGCAAGACCTTCGGCCATGACACCGTTTCTTGACATATGTGATTTAAATTTCTTTAGCTTACTAAGCTCTTCTGACATACTAATAATATGCTTACCAAAATCATCATATGCATTTCCGCCTTCAGCTACATGTCTAGCCATTGCTCTTGCACCATTAAGATGCTTGTATGGATATTTGAAACGCTCGCCTTCTACACTTTCAATATGAATAGTTCCAATTTTCTGTGTGCGTCCGCCGGCTCGTTCTTGGTTTATGCTTTCAGTATGTTTAACTACTATTCTTGCGTTATCTACGTTTTGGTAACTGATCCTACCAGTTCCGTATAATTTTGATTCTGTCATGTTGTCATCTCCGGAATTTTTTGCTAGATATTTATAATCTCTTTTATTTAAATTAGACTTTGTAATGTCTCTAGTATCAAAGTTTAAAAGTCTTTTTCTAGCAAAACTTCTAAGTTCTTTTAAGAAGTTATACCAATTACTTCGTTGTATACTTTGTTCTTTAGTAAACAATTCGCTATTGTACATCACAACAACGCCGTCTTTTTCACTTAGACTAACACTTATATTGCTGTTGCTATCGTATTTAAAATCAAAATACCTAGCATCCGTAGGAACATTAGTTACAGTGCCTTCGGCATCACCAATAGTCACCTCTTTAAATCTACCACGTATTTTATTAAAAAGCTCTTCGCCAATATTGTCTAAATCTAACATGTAAGTATTTATCAATAACTACTACTAACGAAGATAGGCATTGGCGGATCATAATCTTCAATTTGTTCTGCCTGTGTAAACGTATTGTATATTCTAGGATCCCAGTCTTTAAGTACTGCCATCATTCTTAATGCTAATAATGTTGCACTAATTAAATCGTCTGTTTGTCCTAGCTTTGCTTGATAACTAGATCCTGTTGCAACATAGTTTTTTAATTCAGATATAAAAGGTTTACTATGTATTTTCATTTTATCATTTTCGATCATAGTTTTTAGTCTACTACATGCTGTAATCTTAGTACCGTGAGTAGTATTAAATCCTTTACGGAATTTACGTACATGTCCTTTACGCATGGGTTCACTTACAAATAGTCCGGGTATATTTTCTTCACCAAAGTCATTAATAACGATCAATGCGGCTTCACCTATTCCGTTATTTTCAACACTCCAATATAGTCCGTTTGTATTTTTTGTTTCACCTTCTATATATTTGCATATGTCGGCAAGTATACGTATTTGGCCTGGTATTGCTGTAGTGTTATGTTGCCATTCTGCCACTTGCTCATAACTAGGCAGTTCAAATACTTGTATGGCCGCATTATCTCCGCCTGTGCCCATACTTGGATCAAGTGCAACTGCATATGTAAATTCAGGTGTAGGTTTTTTATACCAACGTGTTTGTCCCATATTAATTAACGGACTGTGACCTTCCATTTCGGTAAGTATTAACGAACTAATTAATGTTTCATCATAAACTAAGAATTCACAATCATACTCGCGTCTAAAACGTTCTTCACCAATACGCCCTAACTCTTCTTCTTTCCATTTATCGTCTCTGTCAGGATGTTCTTTCCAATAACTACGGAAACTATGAAATCCATTACGTCCTACTTCTTGCTCATTTCCGTTTTCGTCAAACTTATCTTCTGCTTGTTTCCATATTGTAGCAAATGTATCTTCGTCTGAGTTTGGTGTACTTGTAAGAATAGCACGACCACCTGTTGCTAGTGTAGGTGATATAGATGTCCAAAAGTCTGTAGCAACATTAGGTTGTACAAATGCAAACTCGTCACAGTATAATAATGATATACTCATACCACGTCCTGTATTGCCTGTTGTTGTAGCACTAACAATACGTGAACCGTTTTCAAATTCTATTGATCCTTTGTTATAGTTTGTTACTCCTGCACGTACATGATCTGGACACATTTCATATCCATAACGAATACGTTGCATAATTTCTTGTGCGCCTGTATATTTGTGCGCCGCAATAAGAATAGTTTGATCTGGTACAAACATAGCATACCATAATAAGTAAATTGCCGCACAGGTTGTCTTTCCTGTTTGCCTTGGTAGCATGTTAATATTAAAGCGATGGTTGTGATAACTTTGAAGTAATCTTGTTTGATACTCATATGGATCAAACAATAACTTTCCTCTTACAGGGTGCTGGATAGTTGCAAAATTACGTGCAAAATAATCATACCCGTCTTTTTGATCCATACACTTCATAAGATCTTGTACTTGTTCTTCGCTAAATGTTTCTTGTTTATTTGCCTTTTTAATTAAGACACCGTCTAAACTTTTACTCATTCTACTTCCCACATGCTCATAATACTATTTACTCAAAAAAATAGCGTCCGAAGACGCTATTGAGTTTTATATTTGAGGGGTATTAATGTGATCCGCAACTACTTGCGTATAGTTTTTCAAACTTTTGTTTACCACAACCGTATTCTGCATTAATTTTTTTATACATTTCGTTTTTTGAACAACCGCTTGCATTAAGTTTTTTCATTTTACTTTTACAGCCTGCTTCGTCCATACCGTCATCGTCTTTGGCTTCACTCATATTTACGCCTGCATTTTTAGCTATTCTTGCTAGTTCTGCATCAGCTTCAGGAGTCTTACCTCTAATACTATATGAAGTACCTTCCTTGCCAGCGTGTTCGTCATCATAATCGGATTGAGCATACATAACTGCTTCTTCATGACCCTGGCCTCCTACAGCCACTTCTTCATCTGCCATATCGTCATCTACTTTAGCATTCATACCATTGTGTGAGCTATACGGATCTGCTGTTCCTCTAAGTGAGTTAGGATCTACTTTGCCGCCTACAACTTTATAATGTAGTTCGCCCATTTGTGATTCGCCATCGTCGCCGTAATACTCATATTCACATTCATATTCTTCGCCGTCTGCTTCAGACATTTCAGTTTTAGCCATTGCCGCTTTTACTTCACTTGGCTCCATGTTTAACTGTTTTGCAATTTGTTCATGACTTTTACCTTCGCCATGTAACTTATGCATAAGTTTAATGCTACCTTCTTCAATGTCGTCTTCTTCAAGACCGCCACCTTGCTTTTGTTTAAGTGCCGCATACAGCTCATTTTTAATTGCTTCAATTTGTGCATCCACCGACTCATTACCATAATCATCTTCGCCTGGGCCAGCTTCGCCACTACCGTGACATTTGTCACATTCTTCGCCTGCACTGTTTCCTTTGCCGTCGCATGCATCACAATCCATATCATGACCGCCACCTTCACCCATTTTAGGAAGGTGATCGTATTCGTCATCATCGCCGCCATCAATGATATCCATAGCATCTTGTGCAATTGAAGAAGCACGGTTTGGACCGCCGCCTTCACCGTCACCAAAATCTTCAGGCTCAAGGCTTCTAAGTACTTTAAATGCATTCATTGATATTTTATCATTGCTGGCTTTAACATCGTCAAACATATCGTTAAGTTCATCAACAACATTATCGTAGCTGTGCATTCCTTTTTGTAATTCTTCTGCAAAACCATGTAGAGCGTCTTGTATTTCAATCTCTTTATCTTTAAATCCACCTTCGACTGCCATTGGATTGTCTCCGTCGGCTGCCGGTTTGTGTTGTGACTTAGATCGATTAATACCGCCTGCTAAGTCTTGAGTCATATAGTTATGATCCATATATTGTTCATCTGGTGAGTTGGCCCATTCAGTAGCTTTTTCATCAGCACCTTTTAGTTCCATATCTCCGCCGTCCATGTCTGGGCCTCCTGGAGGTCCCATAATACTTAATGCTTTGTGCATGTCCATATCTTGTGACGGAGCTTTAGGCATTTCTGGCCTAGGCATTACATCGCCGCCAGCTCTCATTATGTTTAAAAGTTGAGCAACTTCGTCTGCGTTGTCGCCTGTCATTGATATGTTCATTGACGAAACTTCATTAAGAGGGTCTGTTGACTCATTAATGACTGTTAAGTCTTTTTCTATTGCGTATAACTTATCTAATAAGTCCTTCATTGTGTACCTCCTATTGGGCTTTTTGTATTTTCTGTTGCGCCGATATCTGCACTTTCACCTTTTGGTGTTCCGTTGATTGCGTCAATGTTACGCTCTGCACGTACAGTTTCTAGTTCTTTAAGAAGGTCCATTATTCTGTTTCCGCCCACTTTATCTTGTGCATCTGGATCAGCTTGTTCCATTTCTTCAGTGTCTAATATTGATTCATAAGGTGCATCACTTTTTGGTTCTTGATATTCTTCTCTAGGGTCGTTTGCATTTCGAATTATAAAATCTGCTTGATCACAGCCGCAACAGTCTGCAATGTATTCTTGCAATACGTGCGAAGTAGTTGGGTAATTCATTTCACATTCCCAATAAGTAACTTCACAATTTTGTCTTTGTGGAAAGTCCAATGGACGTTCTTGTATTGGTGTTTTCTTACCTGCCGACATGCTAGTTAAATCAAACTTTTTTAAACAGGTTTCTATTCTATCTGCTAAGCCTTCGGGCAAAGCACCACAATATCCTATTTTAAATTCATAAGTCTTTTTAGACTCTAATAATATATCTGTAAACGATTTCATATGCATTTCCTTATAATGTATTTATCTTATGTCATACCTTTTAGCTTTTCTAATAGACTGTTCCTGTCAGTAACAACATACCCTTGACCATTAACAATATTACCATTATCACTAGTATCTGACTGAGTTTGCTTTTCTTTTTTAAGTTGTAGTTCAATCATTTTTAATTTTTTGTCCATCTTTGCGACTTTGGCATCAAGAGATGTTTTAAGCATTCCTCCAGCCACTTCAAAAACTCTACCACTATATCTACTCTCCACATTCATGCCTAAATCCATTAGGTCTTCATAACTCTGTAAAGCACGTTCTGCGATATCATTAAGTTCTGCATCTGCTTTTTCACCTAAGCCCTTTACTGCTGGTAATGCACTTGCAATTTTATCAAACTCTGCTATGTCACGCTTAGTTTCTTTTTGATCAAGTATTGCTGTTTCTGCTTTTTCGGCTTTTTCTTTATTAATAATCTCTTTAGATTCAGGTAAATTTAAAAGCTCTTCAAGTTTTTGTGTCATATTAACTCCGTTAACTGCTATTATTTAGCCATTGTTCTTTTGTTATGTATATATACCAAGCTCTATATGGCTTGCCTAATCCTTCACTACCCGGGTTATACAAGTACGGCCTTAACCAATCAGGATATCCTTTGCCTGATCCTGCATTGTTTGTTTTTATAAACACCTTATTAACATATTGAAACACATCATCAAAGAAAAATTTGTAATCAAACTTTTCACCTGGTTCTAAAAATTCTCTGTCAAACTCTGTTCTACTAGCAATAAACAAGTCATACTTGCCTGGAAAATCCATAGGCTTTTTATTATAAATGTACAAGTGATGTCTTTTCAAATTAATTAAATCACAACAATGTTTAAACATTGGTCCTGTAATTTCTTCTTCAATATCGGTACCTTCAACATGTATGCCTTTTTGCATAAGCACATATGGTAACATTCCTACACCTGTACCTACGTCAATTGCTGTTTTAACGTTATTTAACATACCAAACTCTTCAGCTTTTTTAACTATGTATTCTTTTTCAGAAAAGTGTCGATCCCATTGTCTAACATACTTGGCACCTCTTACAAATTTACCATGTTGCATTGCTATATCTGTCATTTGTGCTTCATATTGTTTTAGATTCATCTCGATCTCTTTCCATTATGATATATGTCTGTTTCGTTTAGTATACGAAACGTTATGCCTTTTTGTTTACACCATGCAAATGCGGCTTCCCATTTAGCTTGATTAACAACCCAATGTGCTCTATTATGCATACTCTTACCTAGCTTACTTTCGTGTGTTTGATTTGCAGGTTTAATCTCAATAAGTTCTACTTTATTTTTTCCGCTTTTGTCTGCATATGCAATAAAAAAATCTGGTACATATATTGTATGTTTACCAGTTAGCGGATTTCTATAAGGAATTTTTATACTTTCACTGGCCCATTGTTTTATGCTAGGATTTTCATCACAGAATCTCATGAAGGTAAATTCCCAACTGCTACGGTATGTTGGTGCTTTATTACCTACAAATTTGTCTGGATTTTTAAGTGAATATTTTCCTTGGGCAAAACGGGCCATAACTATACCACTATGTTTCTATTTTCTGCCTTAGTAGTTGTAGTGATTTTATAACCAAGTGTGCTACTTTTTTGTCTATTATAATTTAATATTTCAGCAACAATTTGACTTATTTGTATATCTTCTAATCCTTTAAGAGTATCAAGTAACGTAAAAACATTAACGTCATCAATTTTAGCTTGTTGTAACAGAACTGTTGCTGTACCTGAAGCACTAGCAGTATCGAATCCTCTAGCTTCAAAAAAACCTACAACAGCATCAACTTGATTTGCTGGGAAACTAATTGCCTCAGTAAAATAATTGTTAAAGAATTCTTTAACTTTGTTACTGCTATCTTTTGGTACTAAATTTATTTCGGCCATTACGGTAATCCGTCCCTATTGTTACTTTGTGCAGATGCTATTTTACTTGCATACATAGCATCAGCTGTATCATAACTACCACCGCTTGTAACAACTTTAGAATTATTACTTGTTGTTGTTTTTGGAAAATTAGTAGTTCTTACTCCGCTAGTATTTTGTTTTCCTACATCTTGTATTGCATTTTTTAAGATACTAAACCCTTCTTGTCTTAAACCTTCTTTAGTTAATGTCTTAGCATTTTTAAATGTATTAAACGCAGTAAGTGCAGTTCCTAAATTAAATTGTCCACCTGCAAGGTCTCCTAATACACTACTTATTCCGTTAGTTACTCCGCCTTGTCCAAACAGACTTGATGTGCCACCGCCTAATATACCTAGCGGACTAGGCGAATTATCATAATGTTCTTGTGCAAAGCCTCTAGGCGAGCCTTGACCGGTTGCACCTCTACTATAGAATATAGATTCGTATGCAACAGTCATCTGGTTTTGCATTGTGCCTGTACCGTCTGCTTGATCAACGCTATCGTGTTGAAATCCAGTTACTAAAGGATTAACTAAAGTAAATCCAGTATATTGGTGTCGAGACATTTGATATATTGTAATTTTATTAAAGAATGGAACTAAGCTATCATTGTCTAATCCGTAACGATATTTGTGATTGTCGCTTCCGGCATATGTAATTCTTGATTGAAACGGTGCAGACTGTCCGTCTGCATAATGGTTTCCGTCTTGATAATAGTATCTATAATATGCTTCCATTAGCATAGTAGTAATACCTAAGTTATCATCATGGAATGTAATGTTAACAGGATCGTATTCTAAGTGTGTTTGCAGATTCTTTTTACGATTATATGCATTTTTAGTTACAGTGTTTATACTTACTTTAGGTAAATCTGCCGACTTAACTAAAAGATTAATTTCGTTTTTATGGCGTTGATCTAATTGAGGTAAATTTTTAGTTGCGTTAGAACTTAATTCAAATACAACATGATAAAGAAATTTAGTTTTAGGAGCTAGTCTAAATGAATCGTCAGTATATAAACGTGCCGCATGCTGAAAGTCGGCCATATCACCTTTTGGGTTAGATACTCCGCTTACTAAATTATCAAAGAAGCCATTTAAAATATTAGCCATATAGATCTCCTTACTAATATTTATCTATAATATAAAGTGCGTAGATTAAATAGCTGGCCAGCCATTCCTTTTTTGAGTACTAGATATCCATTCTGTAATATTGTCAGCAAAATATTGATTTGAATTTGGCCCTGGGTGTGAGCCATCTCTTCCGTAATCTTTCATGCGACATCCTATATTAGGATATAAATTTGGAGCATTTATTTTGTCTAGTGTATATAATGTTTCAGCACACCATGTAGAAAATACTATATTTACATTATATGCTTTTGCACATTCAGTAATCATAGATACAGCATATATTAGGTTCATAATAAAAAGGTTATTATCATATGCTGTATAAATTTCTTTATGTTTTTTAGGCAAGCCTTCTTCGCCTTTTCTTCGTCCATACTCTGGATTTAGGTGAGGCATAAACCCTGCCGACCTAGTCCAATGACTATTTTGCTTATCATATATCAAACTATAATCTACTCTATTCATAGATGGTAATAATATAATGGCATGATTTAAATTTAAAACTCTATTAGTTGCTACAAAAGTTCTAGCAACTCTTAATGCACTTGATCCGCCTATACCAAGATTAAATTTATTAAATTTAAATCTATTAGAAACTAGAGTAGCCCAATGTTTTTTAGATTCTACACCTTCTCCGTAAGTATAGCTACATCCGTAAAATCCTAAATTTGAACGTTTAGCTTTACAACGCCAAATGTCTCTAAATCCGTATTGATTAGTAGTGTATGTCCAAGGATCGCTATTAAAGTTTTTTTCTTCTTCTTCACGTATATACGGATACTCCCAATTTAACGTATCTTCAGGAATATTAAATTTTCTTTTTAAATTGTCTGCAAGAGATTTATGAAAGTGTCCATACTCTTTTAATTCCTCAAGAGTATTAATATTATAAGGTGACAAATAAATCGGATCTAATTGTCCGTTGGATATAGGACCACTATCGTAATATCCTTTGTTAATTTCATCTAAATCACTCATGTAGTATATTTATAAATGTCATTTAAGTAGACCATAAAAAAAGGAGCCGAAGCTCCCTTTAATAATATTAATATGACAAACTTAGTTTTTAGCCTATGCCGCCACCGCCAGTAACTAGACTATTAAGAGTTCTACCTACTGATGTTCCAATGCCGCCACCTTGTGACTGAATTGCGTTATCATAACGTATGCTTAATGCTATTGTAACTGGCTCGTTAGCACTGTATGCTAACGTATTGTAGTTTGCATTTTGTACAAAGCAACCATATAATTCAAATGTATCTAATACGTTCGGAGTATTTGCTCCGTTACCGCCGTCGAGTATTTCAATTCTAGTTACAAACTTGTAGTCAATACCTGATGCCGCACCTGACTGCTCAAAGAAGTCAAACTGTTTCTGTAACTGTTCGCCAACAAGTTTTTGTACATTGTTGTTTACATCTTCACGCAAGTTAAGTGTAACCGGATCCCATGCATGCTTACCTGCTAGGTATGCTCTACTATTGTAAACTGGGATTTCAATTTCCTCAAAGTTTACAACTGGTCTTGTTACATCAATTACCTGTTTTGTTAGTTCTGTTGTTGGTGTTGATACACCAAAGTTCTCAAGTGTTACTCTAAAGCGATATTGTAACTTCGGCATCAACAAACCTTGTGTTGACGATGAAGTATCACTTGCTAGAGGTACTGTAATTTTTGAGAGTGTTGAGATTGCCATATTATAACTCCTGTTGCTAGTATTTATCTTTTAATGGAGGCTATTTCTAGCCCCCATTTTTAAGAATTTAAAGACCTGCAATTTCTCCTGTATTCTTAAGTCTAAGTGGAATGTATATGAATTCCACAGCCTTAACTGGTTCAATTGCTATATCTAAGTATAGTTCGTTTTTATCTATTCTACTTGGTGTGTTGTTTGATTCATCACATACAACTAGATAGTCATATAACGCTCTTGATCCAACAAGTTCTAAGCACAAGCTCTCTGCGGCTTGTTTAATCTCATCTCTTGTTATCTTATCATTTGGTTCAAAGATATAAGGTTTAGCAAGTTTGTTAAGTTGACTACGCATATACACAACTAGTCTTGCAACGTTAATTCTATCTAAAGAACTAGCATTTTTAGCTCTAGTTTTCTGTCCAAATGCAACTAATCCAGCACCTGTCATAAACGTAATTGGATTAACTTTAATACCTTGTAGTGTATCACGTTGTCCTTCGTTTAGTGCAATTGAATTAAATTCGCCTTCGTTATCAATATAACCTGTTGCTGTTGCGTTAGTAATGCCTCCTCGTCTTGTACCTGCTGGTGCAAACCACGGATAACTAACTTGGTCACTAAGTGCAATAGTTCTTAGCATCATATGACTTGGTGGAATAACAACGTTATTACCAGCATTATCACTACTAAAGCCCCATGGATAATAAACACCTAAGTATTCATCACTTGTTACAAGTCCGTTAGCATTATCTTCTACTGCTAGATTTACGTTAGTTCCCCACTCATTAAGTGAAGTAGCATCTGGTGTTAGTTTTGGTGGACTATCACCCAATACAAACGCTGTTAATCCTCTATCAGTATTCAGTGTAACCATTTCACCAATTAGCTCTGGATAGCCCGGAGTAGCAATTACATTAAAGATTCTTGATTCATCATCTCTAATTGCATCGTTACTATTAAGCATTGCTTGTAGACTTTGGATAACAACTTTACGCTGTGCGCCTTGTCCGAAGCTTCCTTTGCCGTCTGCTTGGTTTGCTGATTCTGTAACCCAACGATGTGTATAATAACTTGTCATTGCTTCGTCTGAGTTAAATCTTTTGTTAACTGCATTTGTATCAATATAATTGCGTACAAATTTCTTAACATTAAATCCGCTTCTACGTAGGTTAAACAACATCATACCTTTTGGATAAAGTGCTGGATCTGGTGCATCTGGATCTAAGTAGTTATTTGTTAATAACTCAATAATAGTTCCTGCTACATCACTAGTAGCACCTGCTAATCCCCAACGTGCATCTGCATAAAGTATACCATCTTCAGTAGTTTGATCTGAACTGTCAACTAATACCCATTTAACTAATGCTGAACTCCATTTGTAAATTGTTGGATAGTCATCTAATGAAGCTGTTGACACCCAAATGTCGCCATTTACTAGTGCAGTTCCGTCTGACTGTCCTGTTGCCGCTAATGGTGCTGTTGCACTTACAATAGGTCCTGCTGGACTTGTTTGTGCAGTTGCACTAGCACTATAGTATGGGCTAGTTGAATCTAAGTATCCAACCCAAGTAGTACCATTGTGTACCATAATATCGCACTCATCAGTAATTGAATTGTACCATAATGTATTATCAGCCGCTAATGCTGTTGGTGCTGTAGTTGATGCTGTGTATGTTAATACTTTCCAGTTTGAAGCAACAAAGTCATTTGTTGTATCACCAGCTGGTGCAGTGTACAAGTTAGTTGTGCCACTGTTTGCATTTACATATGCACTAAAGCCCATTCCGGCAAATGCTGTTCCTGTTGCATCTTCGATTCTAAAATCACCGCCTTTAGAGTGTGAAATAACAACTCTATTTTGTGCATCAACAGTCGCACTAACATTTGTTAGTCCTGCCGCATTAATTGAGTTTGCAACTACTTCAGCATCTGTTGCCGCACCTGTTGTTGTTCCACTACATGAAACTTGTGCTGACATAGCCGCATTACCAACTATTGATTCTGAAATTTTAATTACATAACTTTCACTTGCCATGCCTGTTGTAATTATGCCACTAGTAATAGTAGTTGCCCCTGTTGCCGCTCTTTTATAAATTTTAAAATCGCCTGCTGTTACAGTTGCTTCACCGTCGTTAGCTTTAATATAAAGCTGACTCATTGCTAGTCCTGAACCACCTAATGTCTTATCTAAGTTGTAAAGTGCTTCTTGTGGAGTGTTGTATATTGGCGCGGCGCTAGTATCCCATAACTTAGTTGCGTCATTCCAAACTTTAACTTTCCAATTTGCACCCTTATTAGGCTGTGTTGTTTTAATCCAAAGACTACCTGATGGACGTGGATTAGTATCACCGCTTTTATATTCTGGAACACTTGTATGTGGTGCTGTAGTTAGTACTGGTGCATAATAAGTTCCTGCTGTTAGTCCAGCTTCGGCTAATGCGCCTGTGCCTTCTGCAAGTACAACGTTTGCTCCTGTGCTAAAGATTGTTACTACACCGTCGATTGCCGCCGCTGTAATACCACTAATTGCCGCAGTATTAATATCACCAACTAAAGAAGCTGATGTAGTACTGGATGATGTTACAGTAGTCGAGTTAATAACTAATGTGTTACTTTGGGTAATAGTTGGATTTGAACTACCTGCTACTGTACCGTGGCTTGCTTTCCAAGCTGTTGTACCAGCTTGTACCCAAGTACCTAAATAGTTCTTGTAGTACAGTTTGTTAAGTGTAGTTGTTGCAACTATTGCATAATCACCTATTGCGCCTACTGATCCTTTAGGTG